AACAGAATAGAATTAGATCAAACCGTAGAACCTTATTTTTTTATAGAATCGAATGATGGTAATGATGGGGTATCTATATTCAAATCAAACCTAAAGAAGATAAAATTTGAAAATAACTATGATCGAAGACAATATTTGGAATCTTCTCCGATCAAAAGAATATTCCACAATCTTCCGGTAGAACAACAATATTTACTTGATACCTATAAGGACGGTATAAAAGACGAATATCCTCTTAAAACATATTATTTAGATATTGAAACCTATGCTACTAATAGGAAATTTTCTACACCAGAAGACGCTACAGACCCGATAAATCTTATAACTATATACGACAGTCTTTCTAAAAAGTTTTATACTTGGGGATTAAAACATTCTTATTATAGCAAAGATGAAGATGTTGTATATACAAAATGTGATTCTGAAAAAGAGTTGCTGGTTCTCTTTTTAAAATTTTGGCGTAAGGACTATCCTGATGTTGTTACTGGGTGGAACTCTCATGGATACGATGTTCCGTATATCATAAACAGAATCGAGCGGGTACTAGGAGAGAATAAAAATATCAAACTTTCCCCTGTGAATAAAATCTGGCTCAAACCAAAAGCTGCGGTTAACCTAAAGGGACAAGCAAAAGATCGTTGGATTATCTACGGTATATCCCATTTGGATTACATGGACGTATATCAAACCTTTGCCTTGGGTGATAGGGAATCATACTCGTTAAATTATATATCTGATTATGAATTAAATGAACAAAAAGTAGCATTCAATTCTGTTTCGCTATCAGATTTAGCTGATAATGATTGGCACACTTTTGTAGACTATAATATTCAAGACGTAAAACTTTTAATTAAATTGGAAGAAAAATTAAAATATCTGAAACTCGTTAAGAATTTAGCATATAAAGGATTTATTCCGTTTGAAAGAGCTATGGCAAAGGTTCAGTTGATTACCGGAGCAGTAGCATTTCAGGCTATGTCTGATGGTATGTATATCCCGACCTATAATGTACAGAATGAAAAAGGAAAATTTGAAGGTGGATATGTAAAAGAACCCGTACCCGGTTTGTATGAAAACATAGTAACCTATGATGCAAACTCTCTGTATCCCAATACACTTATTACTTTAAATATATCACCAGAAACCAAGGTAGGAAAAATAACAAAAATAAAAAATGATGATTATTATTTGAAATTGTCTAATAATAAAGAAGTAACCCTAAGTAAAGAAAAATACGATAAGCTGATTAAAAAAGAAAACTTGGCTGTATCTAAATCAAATGTAATTTATAGTCAAAAATTTAAAGGTGTTATCCCCAAATTTGTTGATAATCTTTACGATCTTAGAGTAAAAGCAAAAAAGGAACAAGGAAAATACGAAAAACTTTACGCAAAAGAAACTGACGAAAATGTAAAATTAAAATATAAAGAACTTGTAAATGATAATAAAACTTTATCAGAAGTATATAAGGTTGTATTGAATTCTTGCTATGGCGTATTCAGTCAAAAGTTTTCACCGCTATTCGATCTTGATCATGCGGAATCAATCACATTAACAGGTCAAGCCGCTGTCAAACACGGCGCTCAGATTATGTATGATAAATTTATATCCGAAGGAGTCGATTGTAAATTTGATGATATAGTTAGATATTCTGATACAGACAGTATTTTTATCGAATTTACAAAAATTTTAAATAAAAACAATATAACCTTATCAAAAAATAATATAATAGAAAAAGATGCTGACACTATAATAGAAAATTGTGGAGATCATTTAAACAAAGAAATACAAGAATGGGCCAGAAAAGAATTAAATTCAATAGACCCTAGATATGTTTTCAAGCGAGAAAAAATATGCGACATAGCAGTTCTACAAAAGAAAAAGTTTTATATTCTGCATATTTTAGACAGTGAAGGAATTCCTAAAAACGAATTCATGTACAAAGGAATTGAGGTTGCGAAATCTATTTTATCCAAAGAAGTAAAAATGTTGATAAAAGAAAGTATAGAAACTGCTATTCTGTCCAAGAACAAAGAAACCTCGATGAAAATTTTCAATGAAAGTTTTGAAAAATTTTTAACATTTAGTGAAGAATTGTTGTCAGTTAGAAAAAAGGTTAATGATTATGATAAGGGAGAAAGAGGTTATGCGAATGGCAAATATGCACTAGGAACACCAAATCATACTAAAGCGGCTATAAATTATAACGAATTGTTAAAGCGTTTAGAAATTGATAACAAATATTTAAAAATAGGAAATGGTCAAAAATTTAAATTTTTTTACTGTGAAAAAAATAAATTCGGTATTTCTAATGTAGGATTTTTTACCGATTATCCCGAAGAATTTAAAAAATATATAAAACCAGACTACAGATTAATGTTTGAAAAAAATATAGCACCTATTATCGGACGAGTTTATTCTATTATCGGATGGCCTAAACCAAAAATAGGATTCGATTATCATACAGATTTATTAGACCTCTTCTCGTAATCTTTTTAAAAATTCTTGCGCCCAATTACTTACACGTTTTTGATATTCCCCTTGAAAATTATCAACACGTTTCAATAAATCTTCGTAAGAATCGGTTTCTATTATTTCGTCTTCCAATTTAAGATGAGTAGCATAAAATTTATCGGTTTCTGGTTGAACCCATATTTTAAAATTTTTATAGTTTTTATTCAGAAGTCTCCAATTCATACTTGAAATATTTATCTATTATGCTAAATTAATAATGTATGGAAAATACTACAGAAACAGAAACAAAAACAAAACTCGTAACATTCCTCGATCCAATCGGAAGAACCATTTTGGGAGAACAAGCGTCATGCGATACCAAATTTGGCGTTAAGAATCCGGTCATTCTTCATGTCGTGTCGGATAATCAAGGTCGCATGTCGGTTCAATTATTGCCTTTATTCTTTAGAGAATTTTTGGCTGACAAAACAGAAGATGTTATTTTTTATTATAATTGCGAAAATATCACCAAAACAAATCTTGAAAGTTTGGATTTCAGACTTCAGGCGCAATATAATCAACTTTTCAATAAGAGCAATCTTTTTGTACCGCCCACAGGTGAAACACCATCCGAAAAACCAGAAAAGATAGTAAATTTGTTTGAAGAATAGAAAATTATTAGACATATAAAAGAAAAAAATCCCGAAATGCTTTGACATTTCGGGATTTTTTGTTACTATATTTTCATGGCTAAAAATAAAAAAGAAACCAACGAAGACGAAACAAGCGGCGATATTAATGATGCATTCAAGATTCTAGATGATCTAAATCCTGATGCTGCATTCCTAGATGAAAATACTCTGTCAACCGTAAAAGAATGGATTGATACTGGTTGTATGGCCTTGAATGCTATTATATCAGGTTCTTTATATGGTGGAGTACCGATGGGAAGAATTACCGGATTTGCCGGACCACAGGCTTGCGGAAAAACATTGATGGTGAATAAAATCATGGCTCATGCTCAAAAGAAGGGTATGCGCGTGGCATATTTTGATACTGAAAATGCTCTAGACCCCGATACTGCTGCAAATCTAGGTTGCGATCCTTCTAAGATTAAACATTGCCCAACCGAAGTAATCGAAGAATGCAGAAATCAAATTGTAAAATTTTTGAAATCTATTATAGAAAATAAACTACAGGGTAAAGTATTGTTGGTTATTGATTCATTAGGAAATCTCATCTCAGCCAGAGAAGCAAAGGTAATTGAGGACGGCAAGGATTCGGCTGATATGGGTGCTAGGGCTGTGAGTTTGAAAAGTATGCTTAGAGCAATTACCCACGCAGCAGCAAAGGCTAATTGTCCGGTTGTGTTTACGAATCACATTTATGACAATCCTGGTGCTATGTACCCCACACTAATCAAAAGCCAATCCGGTGGGTCTGGTCCTTTGTATATGAGTTCTGTATTGGTTCAAATGTCTACCAAGCAAGAACGAGTAGGAAAGTCTGATAATAAAAACTCTAGTGATGATGTTACTCCATTATCTAAAGACGTAAACGGTCTAACCATGAGAGCTTTGACTACTAAAAATAGATTCGTACCACCTTTTTTGGAATGTGAGATGTATTTGAATTTTAGAACCGGACTTTCAAAATATTCTGGATTATTGGAGATGGCTGAAGGTTATGGCGTCATTGCGAAACAAGGTCATAGATACGCGCTAGGAGAAGAAGTTTTGGGCTTTTATAAAGATTGGCGAGAGGACGAATCTACATGGAATAAAATTCTACCTAAGTTAGAAGAAAAGCTGCAATCAGAACTCAAGTTTAAAAAAGAAGAAGCTAATTAATGCAACCGAAGGCTCTTTCATTCGACAAAAAGCT